AGCCCGAGTCGCGCACGTTCATCCCCTCGCGCATCACCGACAACCCGTTCCTGGTGAGCACCGGCTACATGTCGCAGCTGCAGGCGCTGCCCGAGCCATTGCGCAGTCAGATGCTGCGCGGTGACTTCGAGGCCGGCATGGAAGACGACCCCTGGCAGGTGATCCCCACCAAGTGGGTCGAGATCGCCATGGCGCGCTGGAAAGAGCGCAACCCCCGCGGCGAGATGATGGCCATGGGCGTGGACGTGGCGCGCGGTGGCAAGGACAACACGATCATCGCCACGCGCCACAAGGCGCCCGAGACCGTGTTGTGGTTCGACAAGCTCAAGGTCTACCCAGGCAGCGAGACCCCCAACGGCAATGTGGTGGCCGGCCTGGTGATCGGCGAGCGGCGCGACCATGCACCCATCCAGCTGGACGTGATCGGCGTGGGTGCGAGCCCCTACGACGTGCTCAACTCCGCAGGCCAGGACGTCTACGGCGTCAACGTGAGCGAGCGCGCCACGAGTCTCGACAAGTCCGGGCGCCTGTCGTTTTTCAACCTGCGCAGCCAGTTGTGGTGGCAGATGCGCGAGGCGCTGGACCCGCAGGCCGACAACGGCATCGCACTGCCCGACGACAAGGACTTACTCGCCGAGCTGTGCGCGCCGCGCTGGGAGATGTCGGGCATGACGATCAAGGTCGAGAGCCGCGACGACATCATCGAGCGCGTGGGCCGCAGCCCCGACCGGGCCACTGCGGTGATCCTGGCGCTGATCGATACGCCCAAGGTGCGCGCGATCCGTGCACTGCAGGAGCCCGAGAGCTCGCTGGATTACGACCCCTATCGCAACCTGTAGCGTGTCCGTGACCGCCGAGCGGGCTTGCACAATGCCGCGAACTGATAGGAGTTCGCACCATGTGCATGAGTACCCCCAGCGTGCCACCGCCGCCGCCCCCTCCCCAGGAGATCAAGCAGCCCGATAACGCGGCCAAGCCCGCCGACATGATGCGCCAGCGCCGCAACAGCGCCGCCATGGGTGCGGGCTCCCTGCTCACCGGGCCCACCGGCATTGCGGCCAGCGCGCTCAACACCGGCAAGAGCACATTGCTGGGTGGGTGATGGACCAACCGATCAACAAACGACAGCGCGTACTCGCCCGTAAGGCGGCGCTCTGGAACGAGCGCTCGAGCTGGATCACGCACTGGCGTGAGATCAGCGAGTACCAGCAGCCCCGTGCGGGCCGCTTTGTCGTGACCGATCGCAACAAGGGCGACAAGCGCGCCAACTCCATCCTGGACAACACCGCCGTGTTCGGTGCGCGCACCCTGGCCGCCGGCCTGATGTCGGGCATGACGAGCCCGGCACGCCCCTGGTTCAAGCTCGAGATCCAGGACAAGGACCTGATGGAATCCCCCGCGGTCAAGGCCTGGCTGCACGACAGCGCCGCCTTGCTGCGCGCCATCTTCTCGGCCTCCAACACCTACCGCGCCCTGCACACGATCTACGAGGAGCTGGGCCTCTTCGGCACCGGCGCCAGCATCGTGCTGCCCGACTTCGACAACGTGCTGCACCACTACCCGCTGACCGTGGGCGAGTACGCCCTGGCCACCAACGACAAGGGCATGGTCGACACGCTGTGCCGCGAGTTCCAGATGACGGTCGGCCAGATGGTCGAGCGCTTCGGCAAAGAGAACTGCAGCGAGACCGTGCGCTCGCTCTACCACCGCGGCAACTACGACCAGTGGGTCGACGTGGTGCACATGATCGAGCCCCGGCGTGCGCGCGACCTCACCAAGCGCGACGCCAAGAACATGCGCTTTGCCTCGCTCTACATGGAGCCCGGCAAGGACCAGTTCGACAAGTACCTGAGCGAATCCGGCTTCAAGCGCTTCCCCGCGCTGGCCCCGCGCTGGGTCGTGACCGGCAACGACGTCTACGGCACCAGCCCCGGCATGGAGTGCCTGGGCGACGTGAAGCAGTTGCAGCACCAGCAGCTGCGCAAGGGCCAGGCGATCGACTACCAGGTCAACCCGCCACTGCAAGTGCCCACACGCTACAAGGAATCGGCCAAGGCCAGGTTGCCGGGTGGCGTGTTCTACGTCGACAGCAACGGCCAGAGCGCCGGCGTGCGCTCGGCGTTCGACGTCAACCTGAACCTGCAGCACCTGCTGCTGGACGTGCAGGACGTGCGCGAGCGCATCCGCTCGGCGTACTACGCCGACCTGTTCATGATGCTGGCCAACGACTCGCGCTCTGGCATCACCGCGACCGAGGTCGCCGAGCGCCACGAAGAGAAGCTCTTGATGCTGGGCCCGGTGCTCGAGCGCTTGCACAACGAGCTCCTGAGCCCGCTCATCGACATGGCGTTCGACTACGCGCACGAGGCCGGCATCCTGCCTGAGGCGCCGCCCGAACTGCAGGGCGTGGATCTGAACGTGCAGTTCATCAGTGTGCTGGCACAGGCACAACGCGCCGTCGCGGCCCAAGGCGTCGATCGCTTGCTGGGCACCGTGGGCCAGTTGGCCGCCCTCAAGCCCGAGGTGCTGGACAAGGTGGACTTCGACCAGGTGGTCGACGACTACGGCGAGATGTACGGGGTCAACCCCAAGATCATCGTGGCCGACGAGGTGGTCGCACAGAACCGCGCGCAACGTGCGCAACAGATGGCCGCCCAGCAGGCCGCGGCCGCCGCACCGCAGATGGTCGACAGCGCCAAGACGGCGAGCGAGATCAACACCCAGGGCCTGCAGGACGTGATGAACGGACTGATGGGCTACAACACGCCGTCGGCCTCTGCGGTCTGAGCGTGTCCGTGAGATGAAAGCACCGCACTAGGATGGCGACCAAGTCAAACACGACGGACCCGACGGACCTGCGGGGCCTGGAGCGCGAGGCCGAAGCCGACGAGGCGGGGGCACGCGAACGACGCCGCAGGGAACTGGACGATCTGAAGTGGCTGATGGCCCACCCCCAAGGGCGACGCATCGTGAGTCGTCTGCTGGAGGAGGCCGGTGTCAATCGAACCTCGTTCAACCACTCAGGCTCCCTGATGGCGTTCAACGAAGGCAAGAGGCACATCGGTTTGTTCTTCACAGCGGAAGTTCTCGAGGCTGCACCCGAGGGATATTTCAAACTCCTCAAAGAGTACAAGGGCAACGATGAGTGATCCTATTGATGCGGGGACCGGCACACCTTCCAACGACGCCGGGGAACCGAATAAAGCTGATGTGAATGCAGGCGCACCTGCGGCAGACGCGAACGCGCAGCCAAATGCGGATAACAAGGCTCCCGAGCCCCAAGTCCCAGAGAGCTACGAGTACAAGATGCCGGAGGGGATTGAGCTCGATAAGGCCGCGGCCGACGAGTTCTCTGCGATCGCCAAGGAACTGAAGCTCGACCAAGCCACGGCGCAAAAGGTCGCCGACGTCGGAGCCAAGATGGCCCAGCGTCAGACCGAAGCGCACGTCAAGTTGGTGGAGTCTTGGGTCGAACAGGTCAAGACCGACACAGAGATCGGTGGCGACAAGCTCGACGAGAACCTGGCCGTTGCACGCAAAGCGATGGACGCATTCGGCACGCCTGAACTGAAGGACGTGCTGAATTCCACGGGACTGGGCAACCACCCCGCGGTGATCAAGGCGTTCTACAAAGCCGGCAAAGCCATCAGCGAAGACAAGTTTGTTCCGGGCAGCCCCAAGGGCGCCGAGACCGACATTGCAAAACGTATGTTCCCCTCCATGAATTGAAAGGTTAAAAAATGGCAACCCTCGCAGTAAACAACCCCACGTTGCTGGACGTTTCCAAGCGTCTGGACCCCAACGGCAAGATCGACTCCATCGTTGAACTGATGGCCGCGCAGAACCCTGTGCTGGAAGACATGAGCTGGCAGGAAGGCAACCTGCCCACCGGCCACAAGACCACCGTGCGCACCGGCCTGCCCACTCCGACCTGGCGCAAGCTGTACGGCGGCGTGCAGCCCGGCAAGTCCACCACCGCGCAGGTCACTGACTCGTGCGGTATGTTGGAAGCCTACGCTGAAGTCGACAAGGCACTGGCCGACCTGAACGGCAACACCGCTGCGTTCCGCTTGTCGGAAGACGCCGCGCACATCGAAGGCATGGCCCAGGAGCAGGCCTCGACACTGTTCTACGGCAACGAGGGCACCGAGCCCGAAGCCTTCACCGGCCTGGCACCGCGCTTCAACTCCCTGTCTGCCCAGAACGCCGACAACATCATCGACGCCTTCAGCGGCGCCGGCGGTGACTTGACCTCGATCTGGCTGTGCGTGTGGGGTCCCCAGACTGGCTTCGGTATCTACCCGAAGGGCAGCCAGGGCGGCCTGCAGATGGAAGACAAGGGCCAGGTGACCATCGAGAACGTCGACGGCGCTGGCGGCCGCATGGAAGGCTACCGCACCCACTACCGTTGGGACGCAGGCCTCACGATCCGCGACTGGCGCTACTTTGTTCGCATCGCGAACATCGACGTGTCCGAGCTGAACACGATCGCCAACACCAAGAACCTGATCACCTGGATGATTCAGGCCGCCGAGCGTATCCCTCAGCTGGGCAAGGGCCGTGCGTGCTTCTACATGAACCGCAACCTGCGCGAGAAGCTGCGCCTGGGCATTCTGGAAAAGGTGTCCACCAACCTGACCTGGGAATCCGTGTCGGGCAAGCGCGTGATGACGTTCGACGACATCCCTGTCCGTCGTACCGACGCGCTGATCAACACCGAAACCCGCGTGGTCTAAGCCCACCCCTGAACACTGAAAGGACATCAAAATGATTCTCGACGAACGCAATGAATTCGCAGACGCCGTATCGGTGGCCGCTGCCGCCGGCACCGCGCTGATCGGTGACGTGATCGACCTGGGCACCGACGGCGTCAACGACGTTGACAGCCTGTATGCCGTGATCTCCATCGACACGGAAATCTTCACCGCTGGCGTTGCCGGTACGGTGCAGTTCTTCCTGGTCTCCGACTCACTGGCTACCTTGGGCGGCGGTACGGTGGCAGGCAGCACACTGCACGCCATGACCGGCGCACTGGTGACCGGCGGCACAGGTACGCAGGCGGCCTTGGCTGCTGGCAAGACCTTGCTGCAGGTCGAACTGCCGAAGGGCACCTACGAGCGCTACCTCGGTATCTTGTGCACGACAGCGACGACCACGACCACCAGCGGCAAGATCAACGCCTATCTGACACCCTCCCCGGTGACCCAGAAGTCGTTTGACGCACCGTTCCAGCTCTAAGGAGTAGCCCGTGAAAATCGTTGCCATCAAAACAGCGTTTTACAACGGGCGCCGCGTGCGCGTAGGCGACGAGCTCGACATCCCGCAAGGGACCAAAGGCTCGTGGTTTGCGCCCGTGGCTTCGCCCGAAGCCAAGACCGCCAAGGAAAAACCGGCCAAGCCGGAACCCAAGGCGCTGTCTGAGCTCGGCACCGCCGACGCCAAGAAGTTCAACGACGTCTTGGCCTAAGCGATGGCAACGGTTGTCCCGGTCACGACCTTTCCGTTCGAGACCTCCTCGGACGTAGCGGTCACGACCTGGGACAACATGGCAGCGGATGACGACGGCGAGCCAGTACGGCTCGCCGTTTATTCCGACCGGGCGATCCAGGTGTCTGGTGAGTTCGGTGGCGCCAGCATCACCATCGGTGGCAGCAACGACGGCGTGACCTATCACGCATTGACCGACACCTCGGGCCAACCGCTCACGCTGTCGGGCGGTGCGCTCAAGCAGATCGTCGAGCTCCCCATCTACCTCAAGCCCCGCGTATTCGGTGGCGACGGCACGACCGCTCTCAAGGTGGTGATGTCAGGCCGCAAGTCGATCTAAGGAACACAACATGGACAACAAAGAACGCTTTGGTCCGTACTTCACCTACGAGGTGGAGTGCATCGGCGAAGACGGCCAGGTCAAGTGGACTGAGAAGTACGAGAACCTGGTGACCACGGTCGGCAAGACCGACATCATCGACAAATATTTCAAGGGCAGCGCCTACACCGCTGCCTGGTATCTGGGCCTCAAGGGCACCGGAACCGCCGCCGTGGGCGACACGCTGGCCTCGCACGCGGGCTGGGCTGAGGTCAACCCGTATGCAGGTAACCGCCCGGCGATCACGTTTGGCACGACCAGCGGTGGCAGCAACACGGCGACCGTCGTGGCCTACACCATCAACGCCAGCGCCACGGTGGCCGGTGCGTTTGTGGCCAGTGCCAACTCCGGCACGAGCGGCACGCTCTACAGCGCGGGTGACTTCGCAACGTCGCGCTCGGTGGTGTCCGGCGACACACTGAATGTGACCCTGACCGTATCGGCCACGTAATGCCCCAACGGATGCACGACCGTGTCAAGGAAACTGGCACGGGCACCAACGGAAACATCACGCTGACCGGAGCGGTGGCGGGGTTCAAGACGTTCGCCTCCCGCTTCGCGGCGGGGGCTGTTGGCGTGTACGACCCAGCCTATTACTGCATCACGGACTCCAGCGACAACTGGGAAGTGGGTAAGGGCTACCTGTCCGCATCGACCACGTTCGTGCGCGACAGTGTGAAGGCTTCCAGCAACGCAGACGCACTGGTCACGTTCAACGGTACGGTGGAGATTTTCAACACTATCCCATCTGAACGCATGGAAGAAATATTCACCAAGGGACAGACGCTCGCGCAGTCGCGTGGTTTAGCGTTCCCATAGGAGTAGGACATGGCAGCTAATACCGACCCAATTTACTCGCGCTCACCCGACGTTCAATCGTCTGCGCTCATTGCTGCTGTCAACGCAGTCCTCTACAACGCAGCCGGGACAATCGGCACTGACGTTTACACGATTTGGACTGCTGACGCGACCAACGGCGGCTTCCTCCAGCGCATCCGTGTCAAGTATGTGGCCAATGCCACGACCACCTCTGTGGCCTGCGTGATGAAGTTCTTCCTGACATCTGCATCATCCGGCGCGGTGACAGACGCAACCTCTAAACTGATTGACGAAATCGCCATCCCGGCCACGGGTGCGCTGACCACTACCGCTGCCCCGCTCAACTATGACGTGGCCATGAACATCGCCATTCCTGCCGGCTGGTCTGTGGTGTGCAAGATCACCGTGGCCCAACCTGCGTCCTGCGGTTTTATCGCCACGGGCTTCGGGGGTAAATACTGATGAACACATGGTTCAAGGTAGCCATCAACGGCGGCGAGGGCTACATGCTGCTGACTGACGGTGAGTTCGTCGGGTACTACGACCTGACCGGCGCACCTATGCTCGCGCACGAAGGAACATCCGTTCATGTCACCGAGAACGATGTAACTGGGCCTTTCTGATGCTCGACATTAGCCACATCAACGACCCCAAAGTCCAGTTCTTCTGGGGCGATGGGTCGATCAAGCCTTGGTACAAGCCACGCGGCGCGTCGATGGTGCAGATCATTGCGTTCGGCGGCGGCGGTGGGGGCGGCGGCGGAATGACCGGAGCCACGTCTACCATCCGCGGCGGCGGAGGCGGCGGCGGCGGTGGCGCGCAGTCTCGCCTGACCATACCTGCGGCCCTGCTTCCTGATGTGCTGTACCTCATCCCCGGCCTTGGCGGTAAGGGCGGCGCCGCAGCCGGCGCTGGTGTAGCTGGTGGTACGACCTACGTCAGCGCAATTGCGCAAGCGGCTGCTGCTGCGAGCTTCCTGTTCCTGACCGCTGGCGGCGGCGGTGCGGGCGGTGCTGGTTCGACGACTGCTGGCTCCGCTGGCTCTGCCGGCACGATTGGCTCCAACACCACCGCCGTGCTGTCCAGCCTCGGGCAGGCCACATACGTTGCCGGTCTTGGCGGCTCTGCCGGGACGATCACTACAACCGCAGCATCCGCTGTGGTGTGGGGCACCGCCGCCGGCAATTGCGTGACCGGCGGCGCTGGTGGCGGTGGCTGCACTGCGACCAACACGGTCGGCAACGGCGGCAACATCACGGGCTCTGGCTTCATTCCCACACTGGCAGGCGGCACATCCAGCGCGACGGTGGCAACCGTGAACGGCTCGTCTGGTGTTGATCGTCCTAACGGCCTGCTGATCTCTTGCGGCGGCTCTGGTGGAGCGGCATCGGCAGCAGGCGCTGCGCTACCCGGCAACCCCGGCGGTTTCGGCTCTGGTGGTTCTGGCGGTGGCGGGGGCATCACTGGCGCAGAAGGTGGACACGGCGGGGCCGGGCTTATCGTCATTAGCTGGAGCTAATCCATGCTGGGCTTTGCGCCACTAAGCAGCACGCCCCTAAGTGCGCTACCTGTAGCCAGTGGCGGAGGCGGCGGTCCAACCACCTACAACGAGTCGCTGACTGAATCCGTCGCTACTGCAGAGTCGCTGACCACCATCGCCACGCTGCTCAACGGAATTTCCGAATCCGTGGCAGCTGCGGATGCCCTGGTGGCCGGGCTGCTGTATCCCAACCTCCTGGCAGAGACCCTCACCTTCGCTGACAGCGCCAGCAGCGCAGCGACCTTCGGCAACGCACTCGCAGAGAGCGTGACCCCGGCCGACACCGACAGCTCGGTGCAGACGTTCGTGGCCACGCTGTCAGACAGCACCACGCTGCTCGACGATTACCTCTCCGCGCTGATCCCGGGCGGAGGCGGCCCGCAGACGTACAACGAGACACTGGCCGAGTCGCTGGCCCTGGCCGATGTGCTCATCGCCAACCAGGTGATGGCCGACGTGCTGGCCGAACTGGCTGCGATGAATGACACCGTGGCCGGCACTGCGGATTACGCCGCGCAGCTCACCGAAACCCTCACCCTGGCAGACGGCGCGACGGTCACCGCGATCCTCGCCAACAGCCTGGCCGAAGCCATTGCCGTGGCCGAAGCGCTGGGCGCCACGCAGATCATGGTCACGACCCTCGGCGAGCAGGTCACGCTCACCGCCACGCAGAGCGGAGCGATTTCAGGCGTCATGGTCTGGCCCAGCCCCGCCGACGTGAAGCTGGGCGTGCAATACGGGCCGACCGGAGCCGACTACACCGGCACGCTTGTCGGTGGTGGCCAGATCTGGCTGCGTCGCCGGTAACGTGTCCGTGTCCCCCGATGGTGTCCATAAACTGGACGCCATCGGAGAAACCACATGGCCTCAGTCGTCCAACTTTGTAACATGGCCTTGAGCCACATTGGCTCAGAGGCCAGAGTCTCGAGCATCAGCCCGCCTGACGGCAGCGTCGAGGCTGGCCACTGCGCGACCTTCTACGACATCGCGCGCACCGAGATGATCGAGCCCGGCAACTGGCGCTTCGTGCTGAAGCGCGCCACGCTGGCCCAGGTCACCAACGCCAGCACCAGCTGGGCCTACGCCTACGCGCTGCCCTCGGATTGCCTGGCGCCCAAGCGCATCCTGCGCCCGATGTCGACGCTCACCGTCTTCAACCAGGACGACGCGAGCTACTCCCCCAACGACGCCGACTCGGCCGACTTCGAGATGGAAGGCGACGTGCTCTACACCAACGAGCCCGACGCCGTGCTGGTCTACGTGCGCGACGTGACCGACTCGACCAAGTTCACCCCGAGCTTCACGAGCGCGCTGTCCTACCTGCTGGCGTCCTATCTCGCCGGGCCCATCATCAAGGGCAACGAGGGCACGCGAGTGGGCGATGCCATGCGCGAGCGTGCCATGGCCCTGGCCGACATCGCCGCCACGGCCTCGGCGAATGCGAGCTCCAGCACCCACGACTTCACGCCATCCTCGGTGGCCGCCCGGGCATGAGCGTCAAGAACCTGCTCCGATCGTTCGCCGGGGGCGAGATCACGCCCGAGCTCGCCGGCCGCCTGGACTTGACCAAGTACCAGACCGGCTTGAGCCTGGCGCGCAACTTCATCACGCTGCCCCACGGGCCTGCGACCCGGCGCCCAGGCTTCGAGTTCATCAACGAGGCCAAGGACTCCACGCGCGCCGTGCGCCTGATCCCGTTCTCGTTCAGCGCCACGCAGACCGTGGTGCTCGAGTTCGGGCACCAGTACATCCGCTTTCACATCGACGGCGCCACACTCCTCGAGGCCAACAAGGCGATCGTGTCGATTGTGGGCTCGACCGTCACGGTGACCGCTCACGGTTACAGCACGGGCGACTGGGTCTACATCGGCGGGCGCTACCACAAGATCACCTCCACCGGCGTCGACACGTTCACCACCACCGACCTGTGGAACGTGGCGACCACCGCCGCGGGCACCACCGCGGCGCGCGTCTACACGATCAGCACCAGCTACGCCGACACCGATCTCTTCGACCTGCACTACGCGCAGGACTCCGACGTGATCACGATCACGCACCCGAGCTACGCCGCCAGCGAATTGAAGCGCCTGGGCGCCACCAACTGGACCCTGACCACGGTGTCGTTTGCGCCGACGCTCTCCGCGCCGGCCGCACCTTCGGTGGCGGTCACCGCACCCACCGCTGGCAAACCCTCACCGTGCGAATACTGCGTCACGGCCGTGGCGGCCGACGGCGTGACCGAATCCCTGGCATCAGCCAGCACCACGGTCTCCAACGACCTGTCGATCGCCGGCAACTACAACACGATCTCCTGGCTGGCCGTCACCGGCGCCAGCCGCTACTACGTCTACAAGCGCCGCGGGGGTGGCTTTGGCTACATGGGCCAGACCACGACCTTAAGCGCAAACGATGACAACATCCTGCCCGACACCACGCAGTCGCCGCCCGAGGACATCATCGACCTGAACAGCGGGGCAGGGGACTACCCGGCCGCGACCACCTACCACGAGCAGCGCCGCTGGTTCGCGGGCACCAACCTGAAGACCCAGGTGATGTGGGCCACGCGCACCGGCACCAACACCAACCTGACGAGCTCGCTGCCCTCGCGCGATGCCGACGGGATGGAGCTGCGCGTGGCATCAAGCCAGAACAACCAGATCCGGCACCTGATACCGCTGTCGGATCTGATCGCGCTCACCCAGGGTGGGGAGTTCCGCATCTTCGCCGACGGCGCACCGGCCATCACGCCCACCAGCGTGTCGATCAAACCGCAGGGCTACTCGGGCGCCAACAACGTGCAGCCCGTGGTGACCTCGGGCTCGGTGCTCTACGTGCAGGCGCAAGGCTCGCGCATCCGGGAACTGGCCTACAACTGGGAAACCAACATGTACCGCTCGATCGACATCTCGATCATGGCGCCGCATCGGTTCAACGGTTACGGGGTCAGTCAGCTGGCCTACGCCCGCGCCCCTGACCCCATGCTGTGGGGCATCCGCAATGACGGCACGCTCTTAGGGATGACCTACGTGCCCGACCAGCAGGTCTATGGCTGGCACGCCCACGACACCGACGGCACGTTCGAGTCGTGCTGCACCGTGGCCGAGGACAACGAGGACGTGCTCTACGTCGTGGTCAAGCGCACGGTGAACGGGCGCGACGTGCGGTACGTGGAGCGCCTGCGCACGCGCATCTTCACCGCCCAGGCCGATGCGTTCTACGTCGACTCAGGCCTCACCTACAGTGGCAGCCCAGTCACCACGATCAGTGGCCTGTACCACCTCGAGGGCCAGACCGTCGACATCCTGGCCGACGGCGCCGTGGAAACCCGCCAGGCCGTCACGGGCGGCGCGGTCACGCTCGGCACCGCGGCCAGCGTGGTGCACATCGGTCTGCCCATCACCGCGGATCTGCGCACGCTGCCGCTGGCCATCGAGGGCATGGGTGCTGCGGGCCAAGGCACGGTCAAGAACATCAACAAGGTTCACCTGCGCGTGAGCCAGTCCTCGGTCGTGAAGGCGGGCCCCGCGTTCGATCGCCTGCGCGAGTACCCGGCACGGGCCATCACCGACCCCTACGGATCACCGCCCGCGCTGCGCGACGGTGAGCTCTCGTTGTCCGTCGACCCCAGCTGGAACCAGGACGGTGCGATCTGCGTGCGTCAGGACCTGCCGCTGCCGCTCACCGTGTTGTCCATGACACTCGAGCTGCAGACGGGTGGCTGATGTACTGATCGTCCCCGCACAGCTCGACGACGCGGTCCTGCTGGCGCAGAACTTGCGTGACAGCGATCGCGCCGAGATGCGCGCCTACGGGCACACCGACTCCGACGAGGTCGCGCTGCGCCGCTGTGTGGCCACCTCCGTGCTGGCCTGGTCGGCCTACATCGACGGCGAGCTCGCTTGCATCCTCGGGGTGTCACCGCTGTCGATGGTCAGTGGGATCGGCTCGCCCTGGATGATGGGCACCCCGGTGCTCGACGCGCACAGCCGTATCCTTGTCCGAATGACGCCAGAGTACATTGCCAGAATGCTAAAGGCGTTCCCACACCTGGTGAATTTCGTTCACACGAAGAATCGAACCAGCGTTCGGTGGTTGCGTCGCCTGGGGTTCACCTTGCACGAGGCCATGCCATACGGCGCGCTGGGCGAGCCCTTTCACAAGTTCGAGATGAGAGGCTGATATGTGTGAGCCAACCACAATTGCCATGGTGGCCATGGCCGCGTCGACAGCGGTCTCGATGAAGGCCCAGTCCGACCAGGCTGCGGTCACTTCCGGCATCGCCCGCAACAACGCCACGATGGCCGAGTACGCCGCCGAGGACGCACAGCGCAAGGGCGAGCAGGACGCGATGGAAGTGCAGCGCCGTGCTGCCGCGCTCAAGAGCGCGCAACGCGTGGGCGCTGCCGCTCACGGCCTGGACCTGGGCTACGGCACACCGGCCGACCTGCAACACCAGACCGACTTCTTCGCACAGGAAGACGTCAACACCGTGCGCAACAACGCACGCAAGGACGCCTGGGGCTACCGCGCCCAGGGTCAGAACTACCGCACGCAAGCCAGCGCCGCACAGAGCAACGGTCAGCTGGCCGTGATGGGCACCATGCTGGGTGGCGCTGGATCGGTCGCCGACAAGTGGTACACCTACAAAGGGAAATAAACCATGCCGCAGGTCCCCACCTACGACGGCCCGCAGGTACGTGCCCAGCCGCTGCGCCCCGTTTACCAAAGTGACGTCGATGTCTCCTCCGGTGCCCAGGCGCTGGCCCGGGGACTCGGTGCCGTCAGTGAAGTGGCCGATCGCATCGGTGAACGCGACGCCCAGGTCAAGGCCGAGACCGTCGACACGCAGATCTCCACCGAGTGGTTGAAGTGGGACGCCGAGAACCGGCGCAAGTACCAGGGCGAGAACGCCCCGGCCTACACCGCTGCCGCCGAAGAGTGGTGGAAGAAAGCCTCCGAGACCTACGGCAAGGACCTGGACCCGCGTGCCAAGGCGCTGGCCTCGCGCTCGCTGGTGCGCAAGCAAGGCGCCGCCATGGGCAACGTCGTCCAGTTCGTGGGCGCCGAGCAGGAGCGCCACGCCGATGACGTGAACGCCGCCTCGGTCGCCTCCGCGATCCAGTTCGGCATCTCCACCGGGGATGTCGCAGGCTCCGCCGAGCAGCTGCGCAACATGGCCGCGGCCAAGGGCGCACGCAAGGGCTGGACCACCGAGCAGGTGCAGGCCGAGCAACTCAAGAATCTGAGCGGGCTGCACCTGGCGCAGATCACCAAGCTGGCCGAGCAGGACCCCACCAAAGCGCAGGCCTACTACGACGCCAACAAGGTGGAGATCTCCGCCTCGGCCCAGCCCCGAGTCGAGGAAGTCCTGAAGAAGGAAGCCGACAACCAGTTCGCCACGCAGTTCGCCGCGCAACAGGCAGGCAAGCCCCTGTCCGAGCAGCTGGCCGCAGCAGGCGAGATCAAGGACCCGCAGAAACGCGAGAAGGCCCTGGTCGAGATCAAGAACAACCACGCGATGGTCGAGCAGGCCAAGCGCGAGACCGAAGCCAAGTTCAGCGACCAGGCCTGGCAGCTGTTCTCCCAGGGCAAGAAGATCCCCGAGGCGGTGCTCGCCGGGATGGACGGGCGCGAACGCGCACAGCTCCAGGAATCCCAGCGCGCGCGCGCCGACCGCGCTGTCGCGGGCCACCCGGTCAAGACCGACTGGGCCACCTACATCGACACCCGCGAGAAACTCGCCCGGGGCGAGAAGGTCGACCTGCGCGGGCTCACCGAGAAGATCGGCCCCACCCAGATGGAGCAGCTGATCGACATCCAGACGTCGGCGGCCAAGGGTGGCAGCGCCAAGCAAGACAGCATGCTCACCGACGAGCAACGCATCAACACCGCGCTCGTGGGTATGGGCGTCAACAAGACCAAGGACCCCGAGACCGCGGCCCTGGTCACCACCGAGATCGACCGGCGCGTGCGCCAAGCCTCGCTCGCCAAGGGCGGCAAGGACCTCACGGCCGATGAGAAGCAGAAGGTCGTCGACTCAGTGGTGCTAGACAAGGTGTACGTGGATGCGTGGGGGCCTGACTCCCAGAAACCCGTGGCCATGCTCAAACCCGAGGAGATGGCCAAGGCCTACGTCAACGTGAACGGCAAGAACGTGCCGGTGTCGTCGGTGCCCTCCACCGACCGCCTGCAGATCATCGCCGCGCTCAAGGCCACGGGCCTGCCCGTGTCCGAGCAGAACATCGTGCAGATGTTCGTGGACGGCAAAAACAAGAACGTGTCGAAGGGACAGGTTAAATGACGGATTACCTCCAGCTGGCCCGCGAGCGCGCACCGCAAACACCCATCAACGAGGAAAACCCGTACCTGCCCATGGCGCAGGAGCAGCAGAAGCTGCAGCAATCCCAGGTGCGCACGGTGCTGGAACTGGCCTACAAGGACAACCCCGACGTGGCCGCCGAGCGCCAGCGCTTATCGCAAACCAGCGGCGTGCCGCTGCGCGTGGTCGAGCGCAACCTCGAGGAACTGCGCGTCAAGGAGCAGGCCCGCGCCGTGGACCTGCTGTCGATGGCACAGGACTCCCCGGTGCTGTACCGCCAGCTCATGGACCCGACGTTCACCACCACCTCGGTGGATGACCTCGACACGCTGAAGAACCTCGAGAAGACCGTGAAGGGTCTGCCGCGGGATCTGGCCGGCGCTGCCACCTCGCTGGGCCTGGGCGCCACGGTGGGCGTGGGCAAGATGCTGTTCGACGTGGCCGGGGTCGTGAACGACCTGATCGGCTGGGAGTCGGGCGCCAAGTCCGCACGCCAGAGCGCCAAGCGCGCACAAGAGTCGATGGACTACTTCGGCATGGACGCCGAATCGAGCACCGCCAAGGCTGTTAAATCGGGCCTGCAGTCAGCCGGCCAGAACCTGGCCATGCTACCCATTGGCCTCGAGCGCTCGTTGTTCCAGACCGCGAACTCTGCGGCCTCGGCCGTGGCCGGTCTGATGTCGGCCGGCGTCGGTGCCGATGCGTTCAACCAGGCACGCGAGCAGGGCAAGGGCATCCTGCAGGCGGGCGTGTACGCCATCCCCGAGGCGGCGTTCGAGTTCGTGTTCGAGCAGATCCCGGCCTCCAAGCTGTTCGGCGACATCGCCGCCAACACCGGCCTGGTCAAGACCATCGGCAAACAGATGTTCAGCGAAGGCTGGACCGAGCAGGTCACCACCGTCGCGCAGGACTTCAACGAGTGGATGAACCTGCACCCCGAGAAAACGCTGGGCGACTTCATCGCCGAGCGCCCGGACGCGGCCTACCAGACCTTCATCGCCACGCTCGTGGGCGTGGGCGTGCAGACCACCACGATCAAGGGCATCGACAAAATCATCGAGAAGGCCAGCAACCAGAAGCTGACCTTCGAGCAGGATCAGTTCCAGGAGCAGATGGCCCTGGCCGCGCAGTCACTGCTGCGAAGCCGCAGCCCCGAGCAGTTCCGCGCGCACATCCAGCAGGTGCTCGACAACAACGACGGCGCCAAGCAGGAGATCTTCGTCGACGGCCAGGTGCTGGCGCAGCTCCCGCAGGACGTGCTGGCCCAGCTGCCGGCCTCCGTGCAGGAGCAGATCGCCGAGGCCGCCGCGAGCTCCAGCCCCGTGGCCATCCCCATGGCCGACGTGCTGACGATCGCCCCGGGCACACCGCTTGAGCAGGTGCTCAACGACAACGCGCGCATGACGCCCGAATCGCTCTCGCGCGTTGAGGTGCAGCAGGCCGGCGAGAAGGCGCAGGAGTTCATCAAGAACGAAGCCGAGCGGGTGCTGGCCGAAGCGCAGGACCAGCAGGCCTGGGCCACCAGCAGCGAGAACGTCAAGAACACGATCTGGACCCAGCTCAACGACGCAGGGCGCTTCAGCTCCGACGTCAACGAAGCCTATGCCACGCTGCAGATGCACTTCTTCAGCACGATGGCAGCGCGCTTAGGGCTCACGCCCGAGGAGCTCTACCAGCGCTACAGCCTGAAGGCTGGCGCGCAGGCAGGGCAGGGCGCGGTGCTCAACGCCGGCGAGAAGGTCGGCGAGGTCTCGGTCGAGGGCTACCACTTCAGCCCCGTCGATCGCAGCGTGCTCACGACCGAAGCCTTTGGCACCGGCCTCAAGGGCAGCGCCCGCGACGAGATCCTGAACCACCCCGACAAACGCCTGCGCCAGCGCCTGTCGTTCTACTTCGACAAGGGCACCGGCATCCGCCCCGAGAGTGGCGTGGGTGGCCGCGCACACCGCGTGCAACTGACCGGCGTCTACGACAGCGATGCCGACCCGCTCAAGCTGCGCAGCGGTGACGCCCGCGCATTCGAGTCCAAGCTCCTGGACCTGGGCTACAACGGCTACCTGACCCGCATGGACGGCACGCAACCTGGCCAGGTCATCATGCTGGGCAAACAGAATTTCAAGCCCGAGCTGCTGGGTGCGCAGAGTCGCATCGAGAATGGCCAGCGCGTGGCGCCTTTGGCCACCGTCGAACCCCAATGGGAAACCCAGGCAAGCGGCGAGCCCGCCATGCTGCAGATGAAGCTCGAGCGCATGCAGTCCATGCCCGCCTGGGCCGACTACGACATGCGCATCGAGGGCCGCGAGCTGCAGGTGCGCAAGAAGGGTGGCACCTACGCGCAATCGCTCTCGAGTCGTCTGCCCTCCGCGGTCAAAGCCACGGAAGATCCCCTGGCCAGCGTGCTGAACATTACCTTCGACACGGTGCTCTCCGACACCAAGACGCTCGAGAAGAACGTCGCCGCGCTGCAGGGCTTGCCCAACGTGCGCAAGCTCAAGGGCAAGGGCGCCAAGGACCCGGTCAAGAACGTCGAAGCGTTTATCGACCACGTCACCAAGAACCTGCTGTGGTTGCACGACCACATGCCCAAGGAGATGCGCGAGCGCGCTCACCTCTGGTACGACGGCGGGCGCAAGACGGTGGAGGCCTGGGCCGATCGCTACGGCATCAGCGAGATGCAAGGCGCCGCAGCGATCGCCGTGCTCTCTCCGCAAAATGGCTGGTTCGCCAACGTGAGCCAGGCCGAGCGTATCGCCGACATGGTGTTCGGCCTGCGCGACTTCGCCTGGGACGATGCGATGACGGCCGAGGCCCGGCGCATCTCGAGCGAAGACGGACTCGACCCGCGCATGGAAGCGGCCGTCGGCAAGACCTTGGGCGAGCTGCTGGCCACGCCCGACATCGCGGCCCGCTGGGCGCGTGTCTACGACCAGACCTACAACAACCGCGCCTACCGTGTGTTGACGCCCGAGGGTGGTGCTGCCGACTACGTCAAGACCGGCAAGGGTGCCGATGCCACGATGATGTGGAAGTCGTACAGCACGATCGCCAAAGCGATCTCCGTGCTGATGGACGGGCGTGCCGAGAACGTGCACTACCAGATCGGTAAAGAGCACAAGGTCCGCAACTTCTACAACAACCTGTTCGCACCCAACAGCGAGCTGGGCTACGCGACGATCGACACGCACGCGGTGGCTGCTGCGCTGCTGCGCCCCCTGGCATCGGCCGACATCGAGGTCGCCCAGGCGTTTGGTGGCGGTGGCTCTTCATCGTCGGCCGTGACGGGCTTGAACGGCACCTACCCGATTTACCTCGAGGCCTACCGCCGCGCCGCTGAAGCGCGCGGCATCCTGCCACGCGAGATGCAGTCGATCACCTGGGAGGCCGTGCGCGGTCTCTTCGAGGCCGCCAAAAAGAGCGGTCTCAAGAAACCCGCCAACGCGATCTGGGAGCGCTACAAGGCGGGCGAGATCGACCAGGAGCAAGCACAGAAAGAGATCCTCGCGCTGGCTGGTGACATCACCCCACCGTCGTGGACCGACGTGCCGTTCAACGACACGCCCAGCCGCACCTACGAAGGCCCGGCGCAGAAAGCCATCGACGAGCGCGGCAACGTCGGCGCTGCAGAGACCCCGACCGCCAAGGTCATGTTCGAGGTCGCACCCGACCCCAACGACGCCGCGCTGACCGCCGAGTGGAATGCACTGTCGTCCGAGGAGCGCTTGCGCATCAGCCAGGAGGTGGCCGCCAAGGTCGTGCCCAAGGTCCTGAAAGAGCTCGGCACCGACGGCGACTTTGTGATGCAGCTCGGTGGCTACATGGGCGCCACCAACCCGTCCATGACGCTGCGCCTGGCACGCCCTGAGCTCAGTCTCACCGCGGCCAAGCTGCTGGGCCATGCGCTCGCGCAGGACAGCATGATGGTGGTGACCGAGGACCAGGTGGTGGGCTCCGAGGAAGTCGGCGCCGTCACGATCCAGCTGCCCGAAGGCTACGGCGAGGCCCAGGTCGCGGCACTGTACGACCGTCTGTGGGAGCTCAAGAGCGGCGGGCAAGAATTGGTCGGCGGTCACACCACGGCCGACGGCCAGATGGTGATCCTGAACTACAGCAACCTCACTACCGAGGAGCTTTCCAAGACGATATTCGACCACCTGGGCGGCGAGTTCGATGTAGCAAGTGATACAATTTACTCTGCATTTCCCAGCAAGGAGGACTACGGCTATGGGCAAACTGACACACAACCCGAAGGGAACACCGCTTCCCGACAATCACCCGCTCAAAGGCGGCCGGATAATCTTCGGGCAGAAGCGACCCAGCTTCTCCGAGAAGCCCTCGACGCCCGTCGAGCAGGCCCCGCAGGAGCCTACGCCCAAGAAGGCGTAAGCCAGACGCCTGAGTTCCAGGCGTGGTTCGGCGACAGCAAAGTCGTCGACGAGAACGGCCAGCCACTGGTCGTGTACCACGGAACGAACCAGGCCATCGATTCTTTTGACCCGGCCAAGATCGGAAGCCGCGACGCGGGTTTCTTTGGTTCTGGTTTTTACTTTACGCCGAACGAGGACGAGGCTCTCGACTACGCCGACAGCGCTGTCGAAGACTCAGGCACGGGCGAAGCGCAAGCGATCCCCCTGGTTGTTTCCCTACAGAACCCGTTCGTCTGGGACATGTCAGACGAAAGTTCCGCTGCTACACGGCAAGCGCTCGCAGCGATGGGCATACAGCGCGACAGCGTGCGAGGCAATTCTGCCTCCCTGGGTAACGCGAAAGAGCGCGAGACTTTCAACCGCGCAGTGCGCGCCGCTGGGCACGACGGGGTCATCGTGCGCGACGAGGATGGGATTCTTGAGGTAGTGGCTTTTGAACCGGAGCAGATCAAGTCTGTCTCCAACCAAGCCCCGACCAACGACCCGAGCATCTACAAGCAAGGCCCCCGCGGCACCTTCAACCCGCAGACCCTGCTGGTCACGCTGGGTGAGAACGCCGACCTCTCCACCTTCCTGCACGAGTCGGGCCACTTCTTCCTCGAGGTGATGGCCGACCTGGCCAGCCAGCCAGGCGCGCCCCAGCAGATCGTCGACGACATGGCCGCCACGATGAAGTGGTTCGGCGTGCCGGATCTGGCGACCTGGAACTCCTACACCCTGGACCAGAAACGCCCCTACCACGAGAAGTGGGCCGAGTCGTTCGAGCAATACCTCCTCGAGGGCAAGGCCCCCAACGCCGAGCTGCAGGGCCTGTTCCGGCGCTTCCGCTCCTGGATGGTCAACGTCTACAAGTCGCTCACGCACTTCATGCGCGGGCGCAACCTGCAGGTCAGCGACGAGATCCGCAAGGTGTTCGACCGCATGGTCGCCACCGACGAGCAGATCGCCCAGGCCGAGGAGACCGCGGGCCTCCTGCCCGACTTCGACGCGACCAACGAGGCGATCGAAAAACTGCAGGCCCGCTCCCTGCGGGATCTCAAGTGGGCGGTGAACGCCCGCAACAAAGCGATCAAGGCGCTGCAGAAGCAGGCCGCCGAACTGCGCAAGGGCATCGAGGAAGAGGTCACCATCGAGGTGAACCAGATGCCCGAGGTGCGAGCCAAGGCTGCACTGGATGCACTGCAGGTGACCCCTGACCACCAGGTCCTGCTCAACGAACACAAGGAAGCACGCAAGGCCGCGCTCGACACCACCACCGAGGAGATCACGCAACAGCTGGTCGCCGAGGAAGTGGCCACCAACGGCGAGCTCAAGGGCCTGAAGAAGGGCCAGTTCCTGGCCAAGCAAAAGCGCACGATCAAGAACCTGGTCGAGGCCCGCATGATCGAGTGGGATAAGGCCAACCCGAAACCCCAGCGCCCCGTCAACGCGACCGACCAGGACATGGCCACCGTGGCCGACAGCTTCGGCTACGCCACGGTCGAGGAGATGCTGGCCGCCATCGACGCCTTTGGCAGCAAGGCCGACATGATCGAAGGCATGACCGACCAGCGCATGCTGGAGCGCCACGGCGACCTCATCGACCAGCGTGCGATCGAGGACGCCGCCAACGAGGCCGTGCACAACGAGGCCCGTGCCAAGTCCCTGGCCACCGAGCTGAAGTCCCAGGCCGAGATGCTGAACCCCCGGCAGGACACCGGCCAGGTGAACGCCAAGGGCAGCAAGATCACGGTCAACGCCATCACCGAGGCGGCCAAGCAGTTCGCCCAGAACCTGGTGGCCCGCCGCCGGGTCAAGGACCTGCGCAACGCCGCGCACCAGCACCGCGCCGCCGAGGCCCGGGCTGGCAAGCGCTGGCAGGAAGCCACGGCCGCAGGCAACACCAAGGACGCCGTGGCCGCCAAGCGCGACCAGGTGCTCAACAACTACACGGTCAAGGCGCTGCAGGAAGCGCAGCTTGAAGCTAAGAAGATCCTCGAGTTCTTCCGGCGCGTGACCAAGGACAGCAACGAGAAGACCGTCACCAAGGGCCGCGACCCCGACGTGGTCAACGCCATGCGCGCGATCCTCGCGTCTTACGACGTGGCACCCCGCCTGGAGAAGTCGGCCACCGAGTACCTGGACGTGGTCGAGAAAAACGACCCGGCCATGCACGGCGTGCTGAAGGCCTCGGTCGATGCAGCACTGGCCAACGCCAAGCCGATCGCCGAGATGACCATGGAAGAGCTGCGCGGGCTGTTTGAGGAGATGCAGGCCATGTGGCACCTGGCCAAGCGCTCCCGCCAGATGGAGATCGACGGCAACCTGATGGACATGCAGGACGCCGAGGACGAGCTCCAGGCCCGCATGCAGGCCATCGGTGTGCCCTCGGAAATGCCGGGCGAGTCCGGTGCGCTGACCAAGCGCGAAGAGCTCGCGCGCAAGCTCCAGTTCGCTGGCTCGATCCTGCGCCGGGTGGAGCAGTGGGCCCAAGGCATGGGCAACGAGTTCACCCGGCTGGTGTTCCAGCCCGTGAAGGATGCCGCCAACGCCTACCGCGCCGACCGCGTGAAGTACCGCAAGAAGTACCAGGCGCTCATCGACAACGTAGCGCCCTCGCTCACCAAGGGCCTGATCGAGGCGCCCGAGCTGGGCTACACCTTCGGCAAGGGCCACAACGGCATCGGCCACGCCGAGCTGCTGCACGCGATCCTGCACACCGGCAACGAGTCCAACAAGCGCAAGCTCCTGCTGGGCCGACGCTGGGCCACCGAGAACGCCGACGGCACGCTGGACACGACCAAGTGGGATGCGTTCCTGAAGCGCATGCACGACACGGGTGTGCTCAACAAGGCGCACTACGACTTCGCTCAGGGCGTGTGGGACCTGTTGGAGGAAACCAAGCCCCTGGCGCAGAAGACGCACCGCGATGTGTTCGGGCGCTACTTCGCCGAGGTCACCGCCGACAGCTTCGACACCCCGTTCGGCAGCTACCGTGGCGGCTACGTGCCAGCCCAGGCAGACCCGCGCATCGTGCAAGACGCGGATCTCCGCAAGCTGGCCGAAGCCGAGAACGAGAACATGGCGTTCAGCTTCCCCGGCACCAACAAGGGATTCACCAAGGGGCGCGTGGACTACAACCGCCCACTGATGCTGGACCTGCGCACGATCGGCCAGCACATCGACAAGGTGCTGCTGTTCTCGCACATGGAGCCCGCCGTGCGCGACGTGCAGAAACTGCTCTCGCGCAAGGGCGTGAGCTACTCCCTGGGCCGCATCGACCCGACGCTCTACGCCGGCATGCTGACGCCCTGGCTGAACCGCAGTGCGCGCCAGATCGTCGAGACCCCGATCGTGGGCGACGGCGGTGTCTCCCGCGTGCTCTCGGCGGCGCGCAACCGCGCGGGCATGGCACTGATGTTTGCCAACGTCAGCAACACGATCCAGCAGTTGACCGGCTTCAGCCTGGCCGCAGTGAAGGTCAAGCCCTCGAGCATGATGAAGGCGACAGCCGAGTTCATCGCCAGCCCGAAGAAGATGGCCAAGGCCGTGAGCGATGCCAGCGAGTTCATGGCCAACCGCATGGAGAACGAGATCTCGGCCATCAACGACGCCATGGACGAGATCCTGCTGGACCCCAACCTGTACGAGAAAGCACAGGCCTGGAGCCAGAAGCACGCCTACTTCCTGCAGACCGCCATGGCCAACACCATGGAGCCCATCATCTGGACGGCGGCCTACAACGACGCCATCGCGCAAGGGCAGGGCGACAAGGACGCCGTGCGCCACGCGGACAGCGTGGTGCGCACCACCCAGGGCAGCACGCTGCCAGAGGACGTGAGCCGGATCGAGACAGGCCCCGCCTACGCTCGGATGTTCACGCAGTTCGTGGGCTACTTCAACATGATGGCCAACACGAACGCGACCGAGCTCAAGAAGATCTCCCAGGAGATGGGCCTCAAGAAGGGCGCAGGCAAGGCGTTGGGCGTGGTGGCACTCGGCATGCTGGTGCCGCTGTGGATTGCCGAGGCGATCGCGCAGGCGATGCGCGGTGGTCCCGACGACGAGGACAAGGACGGTTACCTGGACGACTGGCTGGCCGCCGTGTTCGGTATGGGCACGATCAAGGGCAGCCTGGCCATGGTGCCGTTCATTGGGCAGCTGGCCAACGCCGGTATCAACCGGTTCAACGGCAACCCGGCCGACGACAAGATGAGCCTGTCACCCGCGGTGAGCTTGCTCGAGTCTGCGGTGGGCGTGCCGGTGGACATCTACAAGGCGATCACCGGCGATGTGAACAAACGCAACATGGTGCGCGATGTGGCCAGCGCGGTAAGTATCGCAACGGGCCTGCCGGCGGTGGCCGTGGCCCGGCCGCTGGGGTATCTGGCAGGCGTTGCCGACGACAAGATCGACCCCACCGGGCCGGTCGACCTGGCGCGCGGAGTGGTCACGGGAACCGCCAGTCCAGCCAGTAAGTAGCGTGTCCGTGGGCGGGACCCCTGCACCTACCATGCCGGTAGATCGCAGGAGTCCCGCGCAATGACAACACCCTCTACCCAGCGCAAGGCCGGGCCTCTTCTTGGCACCGGCGCGCAGACCAGCTGGCCGTTCACGTTCAAGGTTTTCGCTGAGAGCGACATCGCCGTCACCATCGCCGATAGCCTGGGCGTTGAGACCGCGCTGGTGCTCAACACCGACTACAGCGTCAGCCTGAACGCGAACCAGGACACCAGCCCCGGCGGCACGGTGACGTACCCCATCAGCGGATCAGCGCTGCCCGTGGGCAGCGTGCTCTCCATCGTCGGCGACCTCGACTATGACCAGCCCCTGGACATTCCGTCGGGCGGCAACTTCAGCCCGCTCGCGCTCGAGAATCAGCTCGACCGCATGATGATGCAGATGCAGCAGCTCAAGGAGGAGATCAACCGCTCACTGCGCGCAAACGTCACGACCGGCGCCAATGCTGAACTGCCACCGCCCGAGAGCAACGCACTCATCGGCTGGAACACCGCCGCCGACGGGCTGCAGAATTACCAGTTGTCGGATCTCGCCACCGCCGTGGCCTACGCCACAATGCGCTACGACACGTTCACCGGCGACGGCGTCACGACGCAGTTCACACTGCAGTCCGACCCAGCCACGCTGGGCAACATGGACGTGTCCGTGGACGGGCAGACCTATGTGCCCGGCGTCGACCACACACTGGTCGGCCAGAACGTGGTGTTCACCGTGGCGCCCAGCGTGGGCGCCGAGATCCTGGTGCGCTATGGCCAGGGTGTGGTGGTTGCAGCTGCTGACGCGCAGGACGTGAGCTATCTGCCCGCAGGCACAGGTGCTGTTGCAACAACTGTTCAGACAGCGCTGCGCGAAACCGTGAGCGTTACCAGGTTTGGTGCTGTGGGTGATGGGGTAACCGACGACGCGGCAGCAGTGCAGCTTGCGATCAACTACGTTGCAACTCTAGGCCGAGGGGCAATCGTTTTTCCGCCTGGCTACACCTATTACCTAAACTCGCAGATCAACCTCTGCGACAACCTGACGGTGATCGGCTACGGCGCGAAGATCAAGATTGGCACTGGGTACGCCGGTATTAATACGCCGCTCTTCAAGAACTTCTCCGGCACCGACTTCGCGGCGCCAGGCACGCGCCTGGCAAGCTCCAACATCGGCTTTTATGGCCTGACTTTCGACGGTAACGACACTGGTGTGGCGGGGTCAACTGTCCCCAACGCCAACATGCATGGGGCAATCATCTGCGTCGGCGGTTGGGATGACAACTCTGGCATCGATGGCTTTGTTGTTCGTGATTGCTCGTTCTCCAGTTTCGCTGGCGCTGGTGTGATGGTTTGGAAGTCATCCAACATTGATGTCAGCAGCAACTCGTTCCTCAACTTCTTCACAAACGCCACACTATCGGTTGGCTCACCAATCGACATGCACCAGGTGTCGCGCGTGGTGATCGCCAACAACCGGATCAATCACACATCGACCGCGAAGTCGTGGCACGGCATAACGATCCTGGATTGGACTCTCGGCTGCTCAGATGTGGCGGTCACCGGAAACGTCATTACGAACCTGAACAACGGCGACGGCATTTCCTGCGAGTCCAATGGTGTTGCGAACATCGACGGTGGTGCCTTCACTGGCAATGTGATCGATAACTGCCTTGGCGATGGACTTCACATCCAGGGCTGCTCTGATGTCGTTGTCACTGGAAATATCTTCCGTGCGTCCTCTAGCACCAGCGGACTTGGCATCGTATTCACCAACACTACGGCGGTGACGATTGACGGCAACGAGGTGAGTGGGCCGTATATCTCTGGCATTTTCTCTAACGGTGGAACCCTTCGCGCTGTTGTTACAAACAACCGCATCCAGGGCATGGTGTACGGCGATGTGAATTACCAGGGTGAAGGGATATTCCTTTACACCGCTGGCGGCACATCTGTATCTCACCGTGTTTGTGGAAACATTATCAAAGACGTTGATGGATGCGGCATTTACTCCAACTCGACCATGGGTTGTGTGAGTGGCAATTCAATCTATAACTTTGGCCGCAGTGCATCCGCAACGCGCAACATGGGAATAACAGCAAGCGGAATGGTGGTGGATAACACCATCATTGGCGTTGCAGCAACAGGCCTGTATGGCATCAACGTTGAAGATGGCTGCACGGTTAAGAACAACACTGTGACCGGCACCTTCTCCGGTGGCCCTTATCGTCAAGGCTGGCGCAATGGTGTCTATGACGGTGGGTATCTTGCCTATTCCAACATCCAATTCGATGACATCACCAAGAAGGTGACGCTGTACGCAAGTGCTGCTCCTGTGGCAAATCGCTGGGTAGTTGGTGACGTTGTTTACAACACTGCGCCAGCAGCGGCTGGGACTATCGGCTGGGTCTGCACCACTGCAGGTGTACCTGGTACTTGGAAAACATTCGGCGCAATTGCAGCTTAACCAGAGGACTCACCATGCCAACCTTAATCCAACTTGCCAAATCCAAGACTGTCTTGTTCAGCACGGCACTGTCCCTGCTGGGCCTAGCCAACAGCTATATCGGCCTGTTCAACCTGGATGCCACGCAGCAGTCGTATGCGCTGCTGGCCATCGGCGTGGCCACCGCTGGCCTGCGCTTCCTGACTACCGTACCTCTGGCTGAAAAATGACCTCACCAGATAACGACCTCCTATCCATTCTTGGCGAAATCATCAAGTGGCTTTCTGCGCCGTTATTTGGTCTTGTTTCTTGGGCGTGGTTACGCAACCAGAAAGAGCATGACGATCTTTGGCGGGCACATGAAAAGAACCGTGAGGACGCAAACAAGTACGTGGACTCGGCGATCACTGAAGTGAAAGACGACCAGCGCCGCCGCAGCGACAAGCTGGCCGGGCACATCGAGCGTCTATTTCAAAACGCCGAGGCAGATAGAAAAGAGTTCTCCAAGGTGATGGCTGACCACCGTGAGGACTCGTACAAACGGCACATCGAGTTATTGCATGCCATCAACAGCAAGGCCGACAAATGAACCTGGCCGCCATGCTCGAAGGTGAGGAGGGTCGCGTGCCCCACGCCTACCAGGACTCACTCGGGTACTGGACGATCGGCGTCGGTCGCCTGATCGACAAACGCAAGGGTGGCGGTCTCACGGACGAGGAGATCGACTACCTCCTTGCCAACGACATCAAGCGCAAGACGACCGAGGTGGCCAAGGCGCTGCCCTGGCTGGGGCAACTGAACGGTGCGCGCCAGGCCGTGCTCGTGGGCATGGCGTTCCAGCTCGGCACCGAAGGGCTGCTGGCGTTTAAGAACACGCTGGGCAAGATCCAGGCAGGCGAGTTCAAGGCCGCCGCCGACAACATGCTTTTGAGCAAGTGGGCCACGCAGACGCCAGAGCGCGCCAAGCGGATGGCCAAACAGATGGAGACAGGCGAATGGCAATGACATGGTCCGACGTCGGTGACTGGCTCAAGGGCAACGCAGGCACCGGTGCGGCACTGGTGGGCTCCCTTCTAACCGGCAACCTGCCGGGCGCCGTGGCCGCGGGTGTTGCACTCGCCACCGGTGCGACTGGGGAAGCGGAGGCGGGCAAGGTGCTCGAGCGGTTGCAGACCGACCCCACTACCGTGATCCGCTTGCGCGAGCTCGCACTCCAGGAGGAGGCCAGCATCCGCGAGCACATCCGGGCGATGACCGAGCTCGACCTCAAGGACAAGCAGGCCGAGCACGAGCAGACCCAGCTCACGATCCGCGCGGGCGACACCGCCGAGGACCCCTTCGTGCGCCGCACGCGCCCAGGCCAGTCCTGGGTATCGCTGATCGCAGCGCTCATCTACGTGGGCTACTGCACCGGCGCCGAGAAGGCGATCGATGTGACCGTGTTGGGTTTGCTGCTGACACTGCCCTGGGCCTACGCGGGCCTGCGCCAGGTCGGCAAAGGTTTTGAATCGTATTCGGCGGCCAAGGTCGCCACGAAAGGGAGCAAATGAGCAATGCACTTGAGAACCAAATAAAACTGGCCGACATCCTGACCCCTGCCCCCGGGGCGAGCACCGCGACCCTGCAGGCCGCGCTTGATGCGTGCGCCGCAAGCGGCCAGCGCTTTGTGGGCGCCGCAGGCTCCTACACCCTGACCGCGACGCTTGTCATCAACTGCCCGGTCGACATGACGGCGATGGAGATGACCGTCGCCTCGAGCAGCGTGAGCCCCGCGATCCGCGTGGGCACGATCACCGGCGCCACGGCACAGATCAACGGCCAGGTCAACCTGCCGCGCCTCAGCAACAGCACCAAACCCACCACCGGCTGGGCGGGCCAGGGCACGGGCATTGAGCTCGCCAACCTCTACGAGACTGAAGTTTACGTGCCCTACGTCTACGGCTTTGCCGTGGGCCTGGACTGTGGCGGCTACACCAGCGGCTTCAGCTACAACACCGTGCGGCTGGGGATGATCTCCACCAACAAGGTGGGCGTGCGCCTGCAGGGCAAGAACGACGCGACCGGCTGGGCCAACCAGAACACGTTCCTGAACGGGCGCATTTTCATTCCCTCGAGCGAGGGCACGGCGATCAGCGGCACGCGCTACCTGCAGATGGTCCCGCTTGACGTGGCCACCAGCGCCAGCACCACCTGGCCCAACGGCAACACCTTCATCGGCACCACGTTCGAGTCGGACGAGGCCGAGTTCCAGGCCGAGATCGCGGGCAACAACAACGTCTTTATGAACTGCCGCTGGGAGGCGGTCACGCCAGCGGTCAAGTTCACCGGACACGCGAGCGTCACCTGCAGCTACGAGAACCTGATCGTGGGCGGCTACAAGGCCTCGAGCATTGCGTTCACGCGCTCAGGTGTATCGCCTTACAGTGGGTTGATCAACCCGCGCGTGAGCTCCCTCAGTGGCAGTGATGTGGTCATGAACCTGCGCAACGAGGGCTCGGGCACCTACCCCATCCTGCAGGGCTTTGATGCGGGGGTGGAGCACCTGAACCGGGCGAGTGATGCGACCGACTGGAACTTTCGCCTCTCCGCCTCGCAGCTCCTGGGCAAGGCGAGCGGGGACGTGAACCCACGGGTGACGATCGACTTCCTGACCGGGCAGTTCCGCCTGCTGACGTTGGCCAATTACACCAACGACGCGAACGCCGCGGCCGGGGGCATCCCGATCGGCGGCTTCTACCGCAACGCTTCCGCCGTCCAAGTCCGCGTGGCCTAACCGAAGGCCAGGTCCTCGTTCGCGGAGACCTGGACCGAGCGTTCAGCCAGCATCAACCGGGCCTTGAGCTCGACGATCTCACGGCGCTGGGCCGTGAGCTGCTGGCGTAGCAGGATCAATGACAGCACCTGACCAGGCTCGAACTGGTCACCGCCTGGAGAATTGAGCTTGCCTTTCCAGAAGCGCCAGCCCTCCCATTGGCCGTCGGTCCCAGGCAGGTGCCCGAGCAGCTCGCGGATGGCCTGGTGCTTGGCGCCGGGGATCTTGATCTGGCCCGAGCGCCAGCGGCCGATCGTGGTGCGGTGGACATCGAGCTGGCGCTCGACCGAGAGCGGGCCGATCAGCTCGAGCAGGCGCTCCAAATCACGGCGGGGGATCTGTTCGTACTCAAGCATATTGCTACAGTAGCCTTTAGCACACGCTAACGCAATAATGCCCCTCCGAGTACGCATAATATATATTCTGCCTTTACAAAAATGTAAAGCCGGTCAGAACTTACATCGTGCACCCCGCTCGGAGGGGAGGGAGCGGGGGTATCAACTCAGTGCAGCATGCACTAGCGTTTGCCGGTGCGCAAGACCTCCCACTGATCTCGGCACTCGCTGTCGCACCAGCGTTGGTGGTCGCCGACGATCTCATCGCAGTAGAGGCAGCGCCCAGTGGGCGAGGGGCCTGCAGGTTTCTTGAAGGCCATGGCACGGTTGCGATCCATCTCTTCGCGGTCGCTGGCGATGTCGAGGTTGTCACTCATACGCACCCCCTAGGGCACACGCGCCAGCCTTCGTAGACCAGGCCACATTTTCCACAGCGTAGGGTGATCATTTGCGGGTCTCCAGTTCGATCAGCAGGTCGATGAAGTGGCGGGCCTTCTTCAGGTCCTCGATGCCGCCCTTCGCGCGCCAGCGGGTGAGGTACTTGATCGCGCAGCCTTCAGCGAACGGGATGTTGTTCGCGTGGATGTATTCGATCGGCTGGATCTTCAGATCCTTGTAGTGGCCGCCGCCTTCCTGGACGGCAAGGGCGCTGGGTGGTTTCAGTAAGTTGGCAGGGGAGCACACATGCACGTTGTCCACGCCGTATCGCTCGCCACACTCGTGGCATCGGGGTCCGTCAATCATTGCTTGCCTTTCATGTAGTCCATCAGCGCGTCCTGCACCGATCGTTTGCCGTCACGTCGGGCGACGACCACCTGGTCGACGGTTCCGCGGGCGACGATGTAATGGACAAAGACATTGCGGTCTTTGCCCGCCTGCATCTGACGCATGGGGCCCACGCGCTCGATGATCTGGTCGTGGAGGTCGAGCCTCCAGGTCTGGCCGAAGAACACCACGGTGTTGCAGTGCTCCTGCAGTCCGTCGATGCCTTCGCCGATGCTGGCCGGATGGCCGACCCACAGCTTGCCCTTGCCCGCCTTGGCCTGGGCCAGGTCGTCTTCCTTGGCCAGGTCCAGGGCGTCGGGCCACTCGCGCATTATCCGGTCCCGGTCGGACTTGAACTCATACGACACCAGCAGCGGATCATCGCCGGTGGCGTCCATGAGCTCCTGGAGCGCGTCGAGTTTCTCCCGGTGCATCTCCACCCAGGCGCCTGCGCCGTAGCGCTCAGGGTCCAGGTAGGCGGCGCCGTTGGCCATCTGCAGGCACTTGTTGGAAAGCGCGGCCGCGTTGAAGACCTCAACCTCCCGGTCGCCGATCATCGTGAAGAGCTCGCGCTCCATCTCGCGGTACTTGACGCGCGCCGACTTCGGCATCTCGACCTCGATCACGTTGACGATCGGGTCCTTCAAGTCGAACCAATCCTTGGGGTCCAGCGTCAGGCACAGATCCGCCAGGCGTGCGTGGATCTCCTCGTGCGCGTTGGGCAGGATCACCGGCACGATGCCGGGCTTCTTGCTGATCGCATCGATCACGCGCTTGTATGCGAACCACCGGTTCTCGAACGCGGAGTAGGTGCGCCCGAGGCGCTGGCCTGCATCGAGGAACCACATCTGACCCCACAGATCCTTCAGGCCGTTGGATGCGGGCGTGCCGGTGAGCTGGATGAAACGCTTGACCTTGGTGTGCGCCATGCTGCCCAGAGCCTGGGCGCGCTGGGTGCCTTGCTTCAGGCGGAAACCCTTTAAGCGCACGGCCTCGTCGGCCACCACAGTGGCGAATGGCCAGCGGTCGCCCAGCGTGTCAATCAGCCAGGGCAGGGTCTCGTAGTTCGTGGTGTAGACGGGCGCGTCCTTGCGCAGCGCCGCCTTGCGCTGGTCAGCGTCGCCCACGATAGGCACCACCTCGAGGCCGCGCAGGTGCTGCCACTTGCTGGCCTCCGTGGCCCAGGTGTCACGCGCCACGCGCAGCGGCGCCAGCACCAGGGTCGGCGCGCTCTCGCCCCACACCCGGTGCAGGATGTCCAGGTGGGTGAGGGTAAGTATGGTCTTGCCGACCCCCGGCTTCCCCCAGAAGGCGCAGCGGGGCACGTTGTTGTAGTGGTCCATCACCAGTTTGGCGAATGGCCTGGGGGTGTATTCACGCAGGGTCATGCAGCCATCCTGTGCATCATGTCGATGTGCTGGCGCTTGGACCGGGCCTTGGCCTGGCGCTGGGCCGGCGTCATGCGCTCACGCTTCTTGTCCTTGCCAGGTCCGAGGCTGTAGATCTTGATGACGTCGCGGCCCCGGGCGTCTTTCTCCCAGGCGCTGATGTGCGCAGCGCCGGCCCTGTGCAGTTCGCGGGTGTAGTCCAGCACCGTCATGTAGTGCAGGCCCGTGAGCTCGGCCAGTTCCTGGCAGCTGTGGATGCCCTCGAGCATGTACTTGATGAGCTGCGCGTAGGTCAGCGCGCCGACCTTGATGATCTTGCGGCCCTTGAGCCTGGGCGGCACGGGGCGGGTGATGGGGGTGGTGCTCATCGCAGCAACTCCTCGACGCCGTCGATGCTGTCGATAACTACAACCCACTGGCCCATTGCGCGCATGCGCTCGTGCTCGCGCGCCTGGTGGGGCTTGGCCTTTTCTCCGGGGGCTTTGAGCTCAACCCACACAGTGCTCTTGTGTGGCTTAAACAGTTGGTTCCACGGCAGCATCACCAGGCGGTCTGGCGCACCCTTGCGGCCCAGCCACTGGACCTTGCGCACCTCGCCGCCGAGCTCCTTCACACGCTTGACGAGGTGGTCTTCGATTGTTGATTCACGCATACGGGTCTTTCTTCAGTTGTAAATCGATGTCCATTGGCGCACTCGTAGCGCCGGCGGGTGGTGTCATCTTTCGCGCGGACTCGGGTCTCGAGCACGAAGGTCCAGGCCTTGCACTGGGGGCACTTCATATCTTCATGAACCCGGATTCAGGCGGTGGCATCTCGGCGTCGTCGAGCTCGAACACCCGGCGGATCTCGGCGGGGTCTGTAATCGTTGTGGTCACTGCGCGGCCTGTATAGATAGGCTCCCCCATAAAGGTCGGGCTGTGTTGCTCATGTACTTCATTCATTGCACTGCGGTACTCACCGATCAGGTTCATGGCCCTGTCCCAGCTAACATTGCGGTCAGCCAGTACGCACTCAAGCTCAAGTGCTAGGGGGTGGGCAAACCGGTGGGCAACTTCGTCCATTTCGGACATATCAAGCATGTCGTCAATGTAGTTAGCCAATGCTTCCTTGTAGGCATGGTGCTCTTCACGTCCACCTGCTGTGCGGTAACGCTCAATGGCCTTCCAGAGCATTATCTTTCTGGCGTTTTTCTTGGTCATCTCCAACCTCCCCACAGGTAGCCGATGGCCGAGGCTGCGTACACCATGGCTATCGCCCAGAGCAGGGGCGTGAGCCACGCGTAATCGTCGTCGCCGCACTTGCAGCGCCGACCCTGTTTGCAGTCGTGGTTGCAGCTCACAGCACACCTCCGATCGCCATCAAGGCAAGCAGGGCAACGGCGATGGCGCACGCGACCATGACGATGGCGTCCTGGTGATCGAACGGGCGCTCGACGTCATCTATGCGGTGGCTGGTGTAAGGGCCGAAGGCCTCTTGCATGGTGCGGGGGTATTTGCGTGTGTTCATTTTGCGCCGCCTTTCTTGGCGCCAGCGGGCCATCCGGCTTTCACAAAATCAGCCACGATGTTCTGCACCACCGGCAGCGTGCGCAGGGTCTTTTCTTCCTCCGCTGGCAGGTACTTGTCGAACTCTGGAAGCAGCTCGCGCAGTTGCTTGGTGGTGTTGCAGGCATAGGCCGCGCCCTTGACCTTGGCGCGCAGGGCGTCGCGGTGCTTTTCCTGGGCGTTGTGCTGCTCCTGCAGCGCATCCACTTTGGCCTTGGCTTTCTCGGGCGTCTTGATGCCACCCCATGAACGCCCGTCAGCCGGCAGGTTGAACGACTGGCCGCACGCATTGGCGTATCTAGTATTGATGAACCCCTGGCACGCCGGCAGCGCCCAGGCCGTCTGGATTTCCTTAGGCAACGCTTCAAGGTATGCCTTGGTGAATACCTTTTTCGCTTCCTCGCTAAAGTCCTTTTGCGGCACGTCGTTCATTACGGAAGTGACATAGGCGTCGCGGATGTAGTTGGTCAGTTTCATTTTCCTCTTTCAGTTGGTTGGCGATAACTAAATTGTAGCAGATGCTAAACGTCCTCTGTTAGGGGAAACCCTAAGACAGGTCCTCGAACTCGTCGGCGCTCGCTGGCGCGGCTTTGCTGCAGTGGTGGATCTTGCCGTCGTCGTCAAGCAGCACCCAGCGCACGCCGGTGTGATGCCAGTCAAACGGTCCTTTGTTGCAGAACTTACAGCGGGGGCGACTTACCCGCTCCTCGTCAGCGTCAGGCGCATCTAGCATGCCGCTCTGAAACATCCAGTCAACGATGTCGCCCATGATCAATCCTTTCTGTATCGATAGGTCTCAAAGCCAGCAGCTGCCAGCGGGATGCCCTTTGCCCAGTGCGGAGCCTCAGACATCAACGCGCTTAACTGCTCGACGCTGAACTCGTCGGTGTCAGGGGTCTCGGTCAGCAGCTCGTCGTGCACGGATAAAACAATCTGATACCCGAGCAACTCAATGCCCGGCATGCTTGACGCCAAGATGTCGCGGGCGAAGGCCTGGGTGCAGTTCTCGATGAGCTTGCCGCCATACGTTTTGATCGCACCCCATTGGCGGGTGTACTGGTTGACGCCGAAGTACGTGATCTGGCCATCGTCATCGACCTTGGGGTTGATGTAGCAGAGGTAGCGACCACTGGGCAGGCGGATGCGCAGCCAGGCACCATCGCGCCGGGCCTTGAGGTGGTCGCCGATGGGGAAGGTCTCGCCAGGGTTTGCGATGGCAGCGCGCACGCTGTCGCCTGCGGCTTTCCACAACGCACAGGTCTGTGGGTGTGCATCACGCCAGGCGCGCTTCAGGATCTCGCAGGCCACGTAGATGTTCTCAGGCAAGCCGAGCGTGCGCTTCTTGCTCTTGGCCCACTTCCACATGCCCAGCGCGTTCTCCATGGCCTCGTTGCTGGCCGTGGCGTACACCGCCTTGGCCAGGTCCTCGAGGTCCATCTGGTAGACCGCGGCGAACGTCAGGAACGCAGCGACACCACCCTCGTAGCCCAGGCCCAGCTCCATCACCTTGCCGATCTGGCGCTTCTGCCCGGTGGCTTCCTTCGGGTCGATGTTGAATGAGCGACCATAGGCCACTTTGTAAAGGTCCTCGCCGGTGCCTGCGTCGAACTCTGCGAAGGCCTTGAGCTTCCAGCGCTCGCCGGCCAGGAACGCAAGGCCGCGGCCCTCGATGTTGGACAGGTCGGAGATCACCAGCTTCTTGCCGGGTGGTGCCACGATGCAGCCGCGGATCGCGTTGGTGGTGAGCTGCATCACGTCGGTGAACACCACGTCTGGGTAGCCACCCTTGAGCGATTCGATCGCCTGGTGCTCGTACTCTTCCTTGAGCTCGTCGGTCAGGTTCTTGACCGTCACACCGAAGTGGTCGGCCATGTGGCCAACGTCAGGCCGCGGCAAATTCTGCGGCTGGAAGATTCGGCCAGCCCATCGGGCGGTGCGCTGGGCGCCGGCAAACTGCAGCGTGTTGCGCAGGCGGCCGTCGGCACTGGTCGCGTTGACCAGGGCCTTGTACTTGGCGGTGCTGGTCTTGGTAGCCTCGAGGCGAATCGACAGCAGCAGCTTCACGCCTTCGGGCAGGTCAGGGTCTTCGATGCGACGGCGCAGCGTGTCGGCCTTCATGTCGGGCAGGTTGACGCCGTACTCGGCGCAGATGAATGCCAGCAGCTGGTCGCGTTTGCTGGCGTTGTGCACCAGGCCGTCGGTGGCCTCATGCACTGCAGCCTTCAGTCGTTTCTGCTCGATCGCAACCGCATCGATAGCAGCATCTGCCAGAGCGAGATCAACAGCAACGCCCCGATCGTTGATGCGCTGGTCAAGATGCCACAGGTCCAGCTCAGTGTGGCCAGCACGGAAATTCCAGGTAGGCAAACGAGTGCCGATGGCCCGCATCGCAACGATGTCTTGCCTGCTGTACTCCAAAAACTCGGCCCATTCCTTTGGGTGTGATTCACGGGTGGCTCTCCTTAGCGTTGAATTTTTTGGGCGGGGTTTGCAGAAGAGCTGGATGAGCTCGCGCCCGCGCTTGTCCTTGGCGAGATCCGCCTCGAGCCCGACGATCTGGCCGATCTTGTCGAGGCCACCCGGCAGGCCGTGCGCCATGGCCTGGATCATCGTGTCCTGCCAGCGCTCGATGGGTACATCGACGCCCCAGCAGTTGCGCAGCAGGGTGCGGTCGAACGCACTGTTGTGTGCGATGACGGTGACGGTGGGGTCGTTGAGCATCTTGCGCAGGATCACCGGCAGGCAGTCAGTGTCGAAGGTCGTCATGTCTGCGACTTCGGGCTCGCCGTCGCCGATCGCCCACTGGGCCACGGTGATCTCGGTGCTGAGGTGCTCGGCGTAGCGGTGGGTGCCGTGCGCCTTGAGGTCGCACTCGCTGAAGGTTTCGCAGTCGAACCAGAGTGTGGGCATGTTGTTGCTTTCTGTTTTTGGTGAGAGCGCTTGCAGGGACTTACTGCGCATGCCCAGATACTTGGGCGCCCTCAACAAAAACCACCCGTTCCGAGAGATGACCGCTGTCTACTTACGGGCTTGCGCGGCCCTGGTCAGAAACTCCGCCGTGTCAAGATTGCGGGCGGACGGTGTTTCCCATCTCTCAGCTTGTTACCTTGTGGGTGAGTCAAAGTGCGGAAGAGCAAGCCCCCGCGGTTTGATTACGCGAAGTCGTCGGCGCCAGCGCCTTCGGTGACTTCCTCGAACTCGTCAGCATCAGCTGGGCGGCCACCGGCGAAGCTGTCACCGTCGCGCACGAACTGGACACCGCGCAACGATGCGCTCACGCCGATGCCGGAGCTGTCGTAAGCGAAAAAGTCGACGCTGGCGTTCACGTAGCAACCGGCGTAGGGCTTGCCATCGGACTCAACCAGCGGCGTGCGATCGGCATTGATCACGGTGGGGCGCGCCGAGCTCTTCGCCGACAGGGCCATCATGCCCTCGTAGCCATCGTAAGATTTTGTGTCGCCGTCCTGCCAGCAGCACTTGTTGGGGTTGCCGCGGATTTGCTTGAGAATGGCCTCGGCCTTGCTGGGGTACTTCTCCTTGAGCGCAGCAAGCAGCTTGGCTTCGATGACCTGGATCTGGGGGTCATTCTTGGGCACCAGGAAGGTGGCCTTGAACTTGGGGTCATCACCAGGCTTGAAGGCCTCGGCGTTGAACAGACCGGGGAACGACAGGCGCACGTTGGTGAGCATGACGCGGCCGACGGGGGTAGGTTTTGCAGTAGTAGCCATGTGTGAAAAGTCCTTTGTAAAAATTAAGCGAGATCGTCGGCGGTCACGTCGGTGAAATCATCAGCGACCGGCGTGACCACCAAGGCCGGGCGTGAATCGGTAGCGGGCGCCACGTGGGGCTTGCCCTCTGATTGGGTGAACAGCGCCTGGACCTTGGGCCACTGGCGCGGGCCAATGACCTCGGCCTTGTGCAGCTTCTCTGCACTGGTCGGGCTGATCAGTTTGAAGTCGTACATGTCCTCGAGCTTGACGCGCATGCTCTTGAGGGTTTCCTCTGCGACCTTCGCGTCAGACCACTGGCGTGCACCGCGCTTGCCCTGCACCAGCTTGTAGCCAGGCACCGGAGCACCGGCCAGCAGTCGGCGCTCGACCTCGGCGCGCACGGCCTTGCACCAGTCCTCGATCAGGTCGGCTTTGTCCAGGCAGGCGGCGAGCTCGTCATCTTCCAGCTTAGGGATGTCGACAGGCTCGCCAGCGTCGGCGAACTCGGTGGCGTCAGCAGGGCTCACGTCGAACACGACCTGGGCCACCTCGGCGCGCAGGGCAGGGCAGGTGGCCTTGGCCTTGCAGAACTTGCAGCTCTTTTCTGACGGGCGCAGGAAGGTCGCGTCGAACTCGCCATGGCCGACACTCAGTTGCGCGAGCTTGCAGCTGTTCACAGCACTGCGCGCAGCGCCACGGCCCCAGGCCTCGAGCTCTTCGACAGTGATGTCGTACTCGCTGGGCGCCGTCTTGATGCGGGGCTGGCTGATGGCCATGCGCACGCGATCGAAGTCAGCGACCACGCCGTGGAACTGCTGGAGCGCGCCCAGGCCGTACAGCGACATCTGCGGGTTCTTCTCGGCCGAGACCTCGACACCCATGCCGTACTTGAAGTCGATCACGATCAGCTCGGTGCCCCGGGCGATGATCACGTCGGCGGTGCCCCAGGCTTCGAGCTCTGGTGTGTCCAGGTACTGGGCGTAGTTCACGCGGATGTCGGCGAACACGATGCCCTCGTCGCCCTTGAGATCCGCGGTGTAATCCACGCAGACCTGGACGTGGCGGGCCATGTCGTCGTCCACCTCGAAGGTGAACCCGTCGGCCTCGATCACGCGGCCGATGTAAGCGCTGGCTGGGCGCTCTTCCTGCAGCGCCCAGGTCAGCACCTGGTGTGCAGCAGTACCTTCAGCAGCGTACTTGCTGGTGCTGTTGGGCTTGCCGTCCTCGAGCACGATCTTGCCGGGGCAAAGCATCAGGCTCTCGAACTTCGAGGCAGACCACAGGGAGTGGGCGGCTTCAGACATGACGCTGTGCCAGGCGGTTGGCCTGCTTCGCTGCTTGCGTGCGGGTGATCCAGTTGCGCAGGCCCTTGCCGTAGGCTCCGGCGCGCTTGGTCCCATTGCGGCCCATCACCTGGCGCTCAGGCGTGGCGTAACGAACACGTTTGATCATTCCGCATGCTTGGAAAACACCCAAGGCCCGGAGGATCTGCTCGGCGGTATTGAGCGGGCGCATGATTAAGCAGCCTCCAGCTCGGACAGCTTCGCAGTCACGGCGGCCAGGGCCTCGGCCCACTTGGCTTCGGGCAGCTCCTTGAACGTCTTCACACCGAACGATCCGGCCACAGCTGCAGCTGCTTCGCGGCTCTTACCGGCCAGGGCGAACACTGCCTTCTGCAAAGTAGGGTAGTCGACTGAGTCGGAGGGCTTCGGCGAAGAAGCAGGCTGCGCAGCGGGGGTAGCCGCTGCAGCAGGCTTTCCCTCAGAAGGGGATTCCGCAGCAGTCTCGGCCTTCGCAGAAGCCTTCGGGGTCGTCGTAGCCGTCGCGGGGGCAGACTGGGTAGCAGCACGGGCCTCCGCTTTTACAGGCTTTGGGGCTTCCACCTTTGCAGGCGTAGCACCTGCTACCAGGGAGCTCTCGGGGATCTCGAGCAGGGCGGCACGGGCTGCCTCTATCGAGGTGAAGTTGAGGGTGATTTGGATCACAGCATTTCCTTTCGTGGTTGGTAAATTAGATTGTAGCGTCTGCTACAGCTTCAGACAAAACTTTTTGCAATTTATTTAGCTCGGTATCCGACAGCAGGGTCTGGAACTTGACCTGCTCCTCGGGGCGGCGTGCCGTCGGCACGAAGCTGATCAGCTTGAGCGAGGTGCCATGGGCACTGCGCTCGAGATCGATGTCCAGCCGGTAGGCTGGGGTTTCTTGGATGGTGGTTTTCATTGGTAGACCTTTCCGTCGTCGCCGACATATAAATTAACTTCTCCGTAGGGCTTGCAGGCCTGGCTCAGACGATCGCCGAGCTCACCCAGGCCACGGTCCCAGAACCCGGCACCGTGACCGTTGCGGGTGAGCCAGAAGTCGTGGCCGATCTGCTCTTCGCTTTGACCGGACGCCATCAGGTCGATCTCGTTTGCCTTGACAAAGTCGGTCACGTCTTCGCGCATCTTGGCGACGCTCTCCGGTGCGATGTCCTCGAGGCCGTAGTTCGCGTCCATTGGATCGCCGCCGGATTCGTCGGACTCGTCGTTGGATGACCACAAGGCGCACACCATGTAGTGGTGCAGGATGGTGTCGATGTTCATGGTCATGCCCTTTCAACGCGGAGGCCGCCACGCGGTCCCAGTGACAAAACAAAATCGGGGTACTCAGACAGGTCGTCCTTGTTGCCCAAGTGGAGGCTGGCTTCGATCTTCTGACCGTAGCGGTCGAGCTCACGCGCAGTGCGCTCAAAGGCGTCGACCGCGGCACCCTTGGACTGGAAGAACTTTGCCTCGTCCAGGGGTTCGTCTTGGTAGCGGAGGTAGCACATAGCTCAGGCTCCCGGTGCTTGGCACACGTCGCGGCGGATCAAGTCCATGGCAGTGCGGCCAAAGAAACCCTGCAACTGCCAGCACAGGCCGGTGTTGATCAGGTGCTGCCAGGCCTCGATGACCTGGTCCTCGTCGTCTGCTTCGATGAAGCCTTCGGCCAGGCCGGTGGCGGTGTAGTTGTCCATGATCAGGCTCCTAAAACTTCGATTTGCTTGATGGCAGCGCGAGCGGCCGCGGCGGTTTTGTACTTGTGGAACTCGCCCACGGTGTCGATGTCACCGTTGTGCTTCTGGCGGCGCACGCTGTAGCGCGACTCGCCAGAGGGGTTGGTCTCGCGGGTCACGAAGTAGATGCCACCGCAGGAGAGTTCGTAGGCAGACTCGGGCAGCTTGGTGCCGAAGAAGGCCATGCTGCCTTTGTCGAACCAGTGGCCTTCAGGCCGATTGCGCTGATAGAACTCGCGCACTTCATGGAAGGGGATTGTTTTCATGATCAGGCACGCTCGTAGGAAGGAGCGCTGTCGTCGCCCATTTCGACGGAGCGCAGGAGACCGTTTTGCAGCAAGCCACGAAACTCGGCGTCGAACTGCGCTGGGCTGTAATTGGTGGCTTGTTCTTTGCAAACTCGCTCCAGTCCCTTGCGGGACAGAGGGCCGCTGCCGTCGATCTCCCAGAAGATTGCCTGGGTGCAAGTGAAACCTTTTGTTGACATGCCGTTCTCCGGTTGGTTAAGGGTGCAGGCATTGGGTTCTAGGCTTGCTTTCGGCTCTTTCCCAGAATCCCCCACAGCCTGGTTGCTAACTCTGTCAGGCCTGGGGCCGTCGCTCGGTGCAATCAGCGGGAGGGTTTCCGTCCGATGTGGAGATTGTAGCATCTGCTAAAACCCCGGGTAAATAAAAACCCGACTAAAAAGCCGGGTCTTTCTTTCCTGCCTTATCGGTTCAGACCACAGCGCGCAGCACCTCCACCAGTTCAAGCACGATCATCACGCCGACCAAGGCGTAGAGGACGCGAATGTTTCTGCGGATGTCTGCCAGCGGATCGTCGTAGATGCCACCGTGCTCTACCAGATAGGCGATGCGCTGTTTGATCTCTTGGTCAGTCATTTCGTGGTCAACCTCACTAGCCGTTGGATGTAGTTTTCGTCAACGCGGCCCGTTAGCTTGGTGTGCTCATAGGCCAGCTGTACAAGCGTGCCATAAGTCTTGGAATCCGGTTTGAGACCGGCATCACGAACCGCAGCGGCGACGGCCCCGACACATACGGATAGCGTTTCGTCGTCAACTCTGCGTGCCCCACCCGCGTGCTCTTGGTCCATCCAGCCGGTGGGCAGTCCGAGCGTGGCCTCGATCTCACGGGCGACCTTCTCGGACACTTCCCTGGAAGGGTGAGGCCCGGCCAGCTGGGCGATGTAGCTGCCGTTGGAGTGGCCCAGCTTCTTGGACAGGGAGGTGGGCCCACCCCATTCGGTCATCAGCTTGCGCAGGTTTTCCCGGCGCGTTTTGTACACGGAGATGGGCATACGGTGCAGGGTAGCAAACCATAGCAGCTTGCTGCAATCCCTTTACAGACTGCTAAACTGCGGGCCATGAAAACCATCACCCCCATGCGTGCCTGGATGGCCGCTGCTACCGCCGACGAGCAAGAGACCCTGGCCCGTCACGTCGGCACGACCCGCGGCAACCTCTACCAATACGCCGGCGGCCACCGCGATGCAAGCGCAGCTCGAGCGGGCGCGATCGAGGCGGCCACCGCTGAGATGCACAAGCACAGCAAGGGCCGTCTGCCCAAGGTCTACCGCACGGATCTGTGCGAGGCCTGCCGTAGCTGCCAGTACGCAGCCAAATGCTTGGGACCGCGCGCCGTGGTCTCGGACTTCCCGATTGTTGACCCCCGCCAAATGGAGCTGCCGGTATGACGTTGATGCTCGGTATGACGTTGCTGTTCGGGATGTGGACCGGATTCATGGTCGGTTTCTTCGTGGCAGCACTCATGGCCGCCAACGGGCGGTACGAGGAGTGATCGCCACCCTGCACTCAGGCATGCGTGTGTTGCTGCCCAGCGGCAACGTCATCGTGCTCTTGCGCCGTGAGCGCATGCACTGGGTGTGCGAGTTCACGGCCCTGTCCAGGGCCCGTGGCGAGGTCGAATTCAGCGGGGTCTACCTGCGCAAGTTCGGCATCAAGGTGTAGCGCCGTTTACGTTCTGCTAAAGTCCCGACCTGCCAAACCGTTAACTGTCCCGCCATGGGTGGGGGTTCCGGCCCGTGGACAGCGGGTTGGTTTGGCGACTTCGGAACCCCCACCCATGGCGCTTTTGAAAGCCGCCAAATGATCGATAAAGACCCGGGGGATGCATGAGCAACATCGCCCGCATCACGCCCCATCTACGCAACGTAGAAGCACCGACCGCCATCCGTGACTTACCCGCCTGGGTGATCTGGCGATTCGAGGCCGTCCCGGGGGGCGGCAAACCCCGCAAAGTGCCTTACTACGCCAACGGTGGCAAACGTCACGGTGAACAAGGTGGACCGAAGGACGTAGCGAACCTCGTGACGTTCGACGCGGCCAAGGCAGCAGCTGCGCGCCGGGGCTACGACGGCGTGGGCTTCGCAGCACTGCAACCGTTTGGCATCTGTGCGCTGGACTTCGACAACTGCATCACCGACGGCAAGATCCACCCGCAGGTCGAGGCCTTGCTGGGCGACACCTACGCCGAGTTCTCACCCTCCGGCCAGGGCATCCGTGCTTTCTTCAAAGGCGATCTCGGCAACGGCAAGTCCATCCGCAACACCGACTTCGGCATGGAGTGCTTCAGCACCCGGGGCTTTGTGACCTTCACCGGCAACACCCTGGACATCACCGAGCTCTTGGGCAATGACGACGTGGTGGCACCGCTGCCAGAGGTCGTGCGTGCGCTACACGCCGAGCGCTTCACGCGCAGCACCGAGCCGCTGGAGACCGGTACCAGTGGCGAGCCTGCGGGCCTCACCACGGCGCAGATCCAGGAATGCCTGGCCGCACTGCCCACCGACCTGCACTACGACGACTACCTGATGGTCGGCATGGCCATCCACTGTGAGACCAGCGGCGCCGGGTTCGAGATCTGGGAAGAGTGGTGCATGGGCTCGGGCAAGTACAGCTCGCGCGAGTACAACGAGGACCGCTGGCGCTCGTTCGGCAAGGGTGGGGGCACCCAGGTAACCGGGCGCAGCCTGGTGCACCTGGCCAACCAGTACGGCGCACGCATCAGCCTCAACGGCCCCGCCGGCGCCGATGAGTTCGAGGATCTGGTCGACGCACCACCAGCGCCAGACAAGCCCCTGCGCTTCGGTGTCATACCCGCGCACGAGTTCTCACAAGGCGCCACACCGACCTGGGTGATCAAGGACGTGCTGCCCCAGGCCGAGCTCGTGGTGCTGTACGGCGCCAGCGGCTCGGGCAAGTCGTTCATTGCGCTGGACATGGCCGCAGCGATCGCCAGGGGCATCCCGTGGCGCGGCAAGAAGACGCGCAAGGGCAGGGTGGCCTACATCGCAGCCGAAGGCGGTGGTGGCTTCAGGAAGCGATTGACGGCCTACGGCCAGCACCACGGCTTCAACCTGGCCGACATGGACTTCGGCGTGATCCACGCCGCGCCCAACATGATGGAGAAGGCCGACGCGGTCGACATCGTGAAGTCGGTGCGCGCGTGGGGTGGGGCCGACATCATCATCGTGGACACGTTTGCCCAGGTCATGCCCGGCGCCAACGAGAACGCGGGCGAGGACGTGGGCAAGGCGCTCACCCACTGCAAGCGCATCCACGAGGCCACGGGCGCCATGGTCATCCTGATCCACCACGCTGGCAAAGACACCAGCAAGGGGGCGCGGGGCTGGTCAGGACTGCGCGCTGCCGCTGATGCAGAGCTCGAGGTGGTGCGCGAGGTAGCAGGGCGCAGCTTGAGGCTTACCAAGAGCAAGGACGGCGAGGACGGGCAGATGTGGGGCTTTGACCTTGAGGTGGTCAAGGTCGGCGTTGATGAGGATCTGGAGCCCATCACCAGCTGCGTGGTCATCGAGGCGGCGCTGCCGGCCGTGGGTGGCATTGCCAATCGCAAGCTGGGCAAGAACGAAAAGGTGGTCAACGAGGTGCTGCAGGAATACGCCCTGGCGCAGACCACGGGCATCGAAATCAAGCCGGTGCTGGATGAGGCGACGCGCCGGATGATGGCGCGCGATGGGGTCGAGGCGGACAAAAAAGGCAACTTCAGGAGCAACGCGCGACGTGCTTTGAACCTGTTGTGTGCGGGCGATGACGCCCCGTACTACCTCGATCCCGAGACCAACACGATCGAGGTGATGTGAAATGAACGCGCAACATTTTGCGAATACGCAATGCGGTGCGGATTCAGAACCTACCCTTCACACCCTTCACTTGAC